TGTGTATAAGTATGCTGCTTTATACAAAATGGAAGGCTACTTAATAGAATCTTTATATGATAAATTTCAACCGGGAATGTTAGATACACTCCCAGATAAAGCAAATTCAAAATATGAATTATTTTATGACTCATCAATTTTTTACGCTGCTAAATATTTATTAGATCATAAGCTTACCAAGATGGGTAAGTTCTCATTAAGATTGCAGAGAACTAAACCTCCTAAGATGTTTTTTAGAGATATTCAAGATTTTGAATCTATGAATGTTTCCAGAGATGTCGCTGGTATTGAAAACAAGATTCGTGCAGAAATCAAGAGAGATACTAAACTTAGTGTCGACCAAGAGCAGAAGATTAAAAGAAAGAATCTTGATATTGGTAAGCAGATTATTGAGAAGAGAAAAGCACAGAAATCTACTGAAAACAAAATAAAGAAGATAACTAAAGTACTTCCGAAAGCTAAGATAAAAGCAAAACGAAGTACTTATAAGAAAAATTCTTAAAATGCCATTTGTTTATATATTATAGATTGGTGTGCATTTTAAAAATTTATAAATCACTAAAAAAAGAAGTAAAAAGGAGATGAAAGGATTTGTCAAAGAAGGACAATATAAAACTTGGTCCAATTGTAACTTGGAAACCAGATGAAGAAGATATCGTCGTTAACAACGATGGTAAATTATTCATCATGTATTTCGATAAAGCATTCGGATCAAGTAACTTGGCAGTATACAATAAGTTCCTTATAAAGAAGTCTTCTTATGAGAAACAACTAGATGTCATCTGCAAGTACATGAACTTCTTCATAAAGTTCTATGACACTGAATATGAACTCCCTACGGCATATCTCAAACTGAAGTATGCTATAGACAAAGAGAAGAGGTTCAATGAGGAAAATGCAGAACAGCTAATAGACTTGATCTATGAATTTCTCTTTACAGACACCATGGTAGCTAAGATCTACCAGATAGTTGAAGACAATTATTTGGACGATATTGAGTCTGCTGAGAGTAAGAAATACGTGATGGAAAAGAAGCATCTGGAAAGTTTGGAGTTCACTAACCAGCATATCAAGATATTATTAAGAATCTCTTTCGGTATGAAGGTTATTGCGCCAATTCTCTTTCATTACGTTTCTATCAACGTAATTAAACTGGATAAGGACAGTGATCTTATTTACAGATTCTATAGAAAGCTGTTCGATATCTTTAGTGACAATGTGAATATATACAACAAGCTCTTTACTTACGTGGAAATTTTGCGTCCTCTTATAGTGATATAAGAGTGTAACCTCCTTAATTGCTGGGACATCTCACTGAGACAATCAGCAGCCAAGACTCATATGAGTAAGGTTCAACGACTATCGAAACAGTAGCTATAGAGAAATACTATAGTGAGTAATGGAGTAGAGTAGGAGTAATCCGAAATGGGAGGCATCTTATGTTTGGTAACAGAATATAAGATGGAGATATAGTCTAATCCTCATGGTGACATGGTGGTGGTAATGAAAGGCTAAGGTGCTTGAGTCACAGAGTCACAACTCTTTAATTTATGACCAGAGAGATATCTTAGGATATGATAACTATCTGGTTATTCATAACTTCGTTAGACGTGTTCTCATTAGTGAGAATGTGGTTAAAATGCTTGGCCACGTTAAACCCCTTTAATTGCTGGAAATCGTGACGGACAATCAGCAGCCAAGACTCATAAGAGTAAGGTTCAACGACTATCGAAAAGGTAACTATGGAGAAAGACCATAGTGAGTAACTGAGTAGAGTAGGAAGTGATTCCGAAACGGGGGGCATATGTAATTTGGTAATAGAGTTACATATGAAGATATAGTCTGCATAATAGTTGTGAAGTATCGTTTTAACGAAGTATATGATGCAAAGACTGGTAAGTTTAAAGAAAATATAGTTGGCTTAAATGTAAGGCCCCATATAAAGGAATTTATATGAGAAAACACCGTGAATTGCTGGGAACTCTTTATAAGACAATCAGCAGCGAAGCCTCTATTAGAGAGGAACGTTCAACGACTATCCTGTAATGGGAGTACACTATAAGCGATTGATAGTGGAAGCGCGGTGCATCCATACGGATGATGATATAGTCTGTTCTCATGCCGTGAGGCTGAGGGAATATTCCAATATAAGAGTAGCGTCTTGTATTAAACATATAAAGTTAATAAGACTATGATTGCATTGTAGTCTATAAACCTATCTAATTGCGGGAACGTCTCGATAAAATATGATTACTAAACTAATATAGTGATATGATTAGTGGCAATGAGTAACTCCAAAGGTATAGTAAAAAGATCATATTTTGAGATAATCGACGCAGCGAAGATACTCTATGAGTATTGAGTTCAACGACTATCGAAACAGTAGGATAGAAGAAATATCTATCTGAGTAACGGAGTAGAGTAGGAGCAATCCGAAACGGTAGGCATATGTAATTTGGTGACAGAATTACATATGAAGATATAGTCTGAATGATCTTTATCATTTGAATCAAGTACCAGTTGATGTACTTCCTCAAAGATCAGTACAGCAAGAACTTGACAGAAGTTACTTCTGCAAAGAACGCAGAGGGACTCTCTGGCATGGATGAACTACATCTTGTCCATGTAAAACTCCTTTAATTGCTGGGATATCTCTAGTAGACAATCAGCAGCGAAGCCCATAATGGGAACGTCCAACGACTATCGAAAACATAGCTATGAAGAAATATCATAGTGAAGAAGTGAGTAGAGTAGGAGCAATCCGAAACAGGGAGCATTGCATATTTGGTAACAGAATATACAGTGATGATATAGTCTAATCCATATGGCGACATATTGGTAGTAAATGAAGATGGAAATGAACCTCTCCAAATTGGATGAGGGGCAAATCATTTTAGCTGAAGCTAATGTCAAGAGGGAAGTAGAAAGAATCTGTAAACGGTACGATTTCGATATTACTGATGAGGAACTTCAGTATTACATCAAGAATCATATCCCATCAGAATTACAAGCTCAGCTTGTATATTCGTATTGGGGCTCACAGTTCGGTTCTTATCGAAATTCAAACCTCATTTCAAGAGAGGCATATATTAAGCTTCTGCTTATTATGAAAAAGCGTCTCTTATTACAGGCAGGTTGCCATAATTCTGATGATTTCTCAGAGTATACAAGATTGGCATATCTCCTTACAGGTAACGTAAAGGATAGGGTGAATACAAGACTTATTAGAAATAATAAGTTCACCACTAAGGTGAAAGACAGCTACCAGTACAAGCACTTACAGAACAAGAAGTACAAAGAGCTGTTTATGATCAAGCCTGATTACATTATGAGCCTGTTATCACAGATCATAAACACCCGATTCACTTACGTTACCTATGAACAGCCGGAGCTGCTTGGACAGGATATAGAATATGATGATAATAAGATATCAGATGAACTCCTAGCATTCCTGTCTGGTTTATAATAATTTGAAAAATGCACACACATAAATATCCTACTCGGATAAGGAATATTTCTATGTTCCTTGATCTGAGTAGGATAAAATTTATAAAATGAAAGGAATAAAAACTATGAAAGAAGAACTTCAGAAATTCAGAAGAGGGGAAGTTATACTTCTCAAGTCAGGAAACTACGCACTTATATTAGACGTAGATCCAGTATCAAAAATCAAACCAACTGCGAAGGATCGCTATGTGGAAGCTATGACAGGACATGCTCACATAAAGAATGAAGAGATGAAAAACGACAGACTCTTTGTAATCGAGTCAGATACATTCGGATCTGTCATCTCTATCGACACTACTCGCAGACAGAGATGCACCATGGCAGATCTCATGAGATACGAGGCTGCTTCTCTTGGATGCTTAACAGATGACAAGATGAACAAGTTTAACAGATTCGTTAACATGTAAGTTCATCTTTAGCATATATGGGGTACATGGGATATCGAATTGATATCCCATGTACTTTTTTGGTGATACATTATCTAAGCGTAAAAAATTCACCAATTCCATAAGGAGGAATAAAAATGGAAAAGTATTTTAATTTACTTACAGACGAAAACCCAAACGATAACCCTACTGTCTACATGATGGTAGGTTTACCAGGCTCAGGTAAGAGCTATCTCGCTAAGACGTTTGGTTGCCCGATTGTATCATCAGATGACATCAGAGCAGAGCTCTGTAACGGAAACCTGGATGATAAGGACAATCACGAGAAGGTGTTCCAGGAGGTTCACCATAGAATTAAGGAGTATCTGAAAAATGGAGAGAGTTGCGTCCTTGATGCAACTAATCTTTCTCGAAAGAGAAGAAAACATTTCGTGAGTACGGTTCCTGCAGGTATCAACAAGGTTGCTGTTGTGATGGCGACTGAACTGCCAATTCTCCTCAGGCAGAACACTGAGAGAGATCACACCGTACCAGAAGACGCAATTATGCGTTACTATAAGACGATTACAATTCCAAGAAAAGACGAGGGTTGGGATGAAATAAGAGTTTACCCTCATCCAGAAAACAAGAAGACGCTCAAAGACTACCTTGGTGATTGCCAGGATGTTGATCATGATAACGAACATCATTCAACACCAGACATCCTCACTCATATGGTAAAGGCAATGCTCTACATTCAGAGCAAATATACCATTACGGAAGGATATGCTCCTGATGACTTAATGGTATGCGACTCAGCAGAAGGGCTTGCTCAGACAGCCGCTCTCTATCACGACATCGGTAAACCTGTTGTAAAGAGCAGGATCAAACCGAATGGGCAGGAGGATACACAGTCGCATTATTATAATCATAATGAGGTCGGCGCATACATGATGTGTTGTGCGTTTGACGTGAATGATAAGTTTGCAAGAGAAATTATCATTCTCACTCAGCATCATATGGATGCATTCTTTGTAAATGATCATGAAAAGATTATTGAGGAACTTTATGGACCAAGAATCGCAAAGGCATATAAGATTCTTCATGAAGCAGACGTAAAGTGCCATTAAGGAGGATACTATGGGAGCATTCGCAAAATATAAAAATCTCGAATACAAAATGAGAGAAACCGCAGAGAGATTTGCGGATACCAGCTTTGATACTCAGTCATTCATAACAATAGGAAATCCTTATTGGGCTATAAAAATGGATGAATCTGATCAGCACACATTCAGGGTGTGTAAAGTAGATGAATGCGTGTCATTCATCATGCAGTTTAATGACCGAGGAGGACTACCATGTGTAACTTTCAATATCCCTAGCTTCGGTACATTTTCAATACAGTTCTCGGAGGATAATGACAAATTATTCACGGATGATCTCAGAGACAAAATCTTCAACCAGACACATTATTTTGCATATGGTGAGTACGGTTGTACAGTAATACGCTTCGTTGAGTATCTTGAAAATAACTATCGTGTAAGGAGGAATTATATTGGAACTTGAGATTGTAAAATTCATTAAGTCACATGAAAACTGGGAGGAACTCTTAGCAGCTCCTCCGTATTCACTGAATATTAAGCGTGAGGGAAAGCTGGTACTGTTTAAATACAACCAGCTTGAATCAGATTTCCATGAGAAAATTGTCTGTGAATCTCGTGGAATTATATTAGAAGAAGGAACTTGGAAGGTCGTAAGACTTGCATTTTACAAGTTCTTTAACGTTGGAGAAGAATGTGCTTCTCCGATAGACTGGGAATCATCTATTGCTAGCGAAAAAATAGATGGGTCACTAATGAGTGCATTCTTTATGACGGAAAATGGAGGGTTGCAACCAATGGCACAATAGATGCATTTTCCACAGAAATGCCGGTTGACCTTTTCCCATCAAAGCAGCCAACGTTTGGTGAAGTATTTAATACCTTATTGCCGCTAGAAGCATTTGAGCGATATGGATTGGATAAAAACATGTGTTACACGTTCGAACTGACATCGCCATTCAATCAGGTTGTTATACGCTTTAAGACGGCGTCGTTACACCTGTTATCAGTAAGGGATTTATCAAAAGATGAATATCCAGAGCTTGAAAATCCTCAGGACGGTGTAAATAAGGACATGATTACGGAATACGACATCCATATTCCTAAGACTTATAAGCTTCATTCGCTTGAAGACTATAAGGAATTAGTATCATCTATGGGAGATGAAAACGATGTTAATGAAGGTATAGTTGTAAGGGATAAATATTTCAACAGAGTTAAATTAAAGACTTTGAAATATTTAGAGCTTCATTATAAGTATGCTAGTAGTACAATCACCCTTGATAAAGTAATCGGATTCATCCTTGATCATGAAACTAGTGAATTCTTGGCGTATTATCCAGATTATGAGAATGATGTTATACGTATCGAGAAACGTATGAATAACATCAAAGTCTTAGCTAAAGTAGCCGACGAATTAGATTTCTATTTCATGTATAGTCATGAGTACGATACTGATTTAACAGAAGAAGCGTATAACGCTTTATCTGAAAAAGAAAAGCGTAAAATGTATGCAGAATATATTAGTCGTCATGATGGAAGCATCCCGTACTATAAGACTATAATGTTTAAAGGATGGGATAAATGCGCAGTAAAAACTGTGGAAAGCTGGGAATTACCCCAGTGGTCAAAATACATAAAGGCGTGTATGGAGGATTCTAAAAATGATAATTCGAGAAACACATGAAACTGAGATCAAATTTTCGGTTTTCGAGAAGAATGATGAGTTCTTCATTGAGCCGGTAACATCTAATGGCATATGCGGCGAATATGATAAGAAGTATGATTATTGGATTGATACTTGTGACACGTTAGATGAAGCGCTTAAGCTCAAGGCATCGTTAGAATGGAAATGCCCACAGTGATGCTACGTGGATTATGGAGGTAATGATGATTAAAAAATTTAAAGACTGGCTTGATAAGCCATCCGGTGTTAATACAACTGACTGGGCGTCAGGATATGATTATGAATTATCAAATGCCGATAATTTAGCTATTAATATTGTGATGGGCATAGAAATAGCAACTGTGGTTGGGTTCATTCTCTATGTAATATTCCGCTAATATTTCTATGATACGAAAAAAATACCGACTGGTGTAAATGTGCATCCGGTCGGTATTTTTTATTACGCCACGTATATATCATCAATGTGTAAATAATGGGTATTACAATACAGCCCAATTAAATGTATTGTGGAAAGGACATGCAAATGAAAAAATCCGAATTTATTGAAAAGGTAATCGACTTTATGAAAAACCATGTCACCAATACTATTCTTCTAGAAGTTACTGCTGACCATCGGAGTTATGCGGCGAAAACTAGAGAAGAGTACCTCAACGACGTTGTTAAGTGCATGAACGAATTTCCACCATCAGACGGATGGGGGAAATACTTAGTAATAACCGACGCAAATGATAAAACTTCAGTCTACCCTGACTTTAATAAGTTAGAGCATATCATGGACGAAGTGTGCGTGAAAGATATCACCACGTTCATATCTGATCTGGATGATGATCTTCGTAGAATACAGATTTATTACGACGATCCTTATCCGGATCCAGACGAAGTAAGTCCTGCTGAAAAATGCTTTATATGGTCATTTTATGAAGATGGAGATACGTTATGCGCAGATTTATTGGAACGATATTCATACGGTCAAGACTCTGAGGGCGACATTTGCGATTTCTGTAGGATTATAACCGGGTACTGCAACATTGGGTAAATCGATATAGTTGCCGGGATTTCTGTGATCCGAAAAAAAAATACCAGCCGATTACATTCATTTGCATCGGCTGGTATTTTTTCTTATGAGCGGTTAATCCAACCGTCCGGTTCTTTTTCGTCTAGTATATAACTATCTAAATCCACAGGTCCATGTTCTGCACATTTTTCCCATAGTTCATCTCCAGTTACTGGTATCTTGTTATATGGTTGTTTAAGATATTCGTCAAATGTATTGGCGATAACAGAAACATCACGATCAGATAACTCTCCTTTGTTTCGAAGTATTCTAATTAAACGGTATACTTCATCCACAGCAATTAATCCATCAGGGATTTCATTTTCATCACAACGCAATATTCCAAGATAAATTACGTCTGTATTATCTGAAAAACTGTGATGACGCTTGCAATTATCTGAGTGGGATTCGGCATTAGATGTGGTCTTAGAATTCGTCCACTTAAGCCATACGTCTCCGCCTGATGTAGGCATGAATAAACTTCCTTCAGGAAGCAACCCGAACCATGTTTTAGAATACGGCTTAAACATCCGTTTAATATGTACGTGGTGTTTTTTAAACATAAAGTTCCCCTTTCATAACTGAATGATTTTTGCACTATTATCTTTCTCACCTATCCATTCTCTCATACGCTCGGTGTATTCTTTTTGCGCTTCACAAGCTTTCTTTAGTCTAGGATAGGTTTCTGCTATTTTATCTAAAACAGCAAACTTGTAATTCTTATATTCTTCCCTACATCCGACTCGATTACTCATATCATACAAATCACCGTCATATCGAGTTAGATTGTGCCGAACATAATTTACCATCCATCGTTTTACAGTATCTTTATCAGCATCATGTACTGAATCCGACCACGTTCCTCTCATTTCTGCAACGTAATTATACCACCTTTGTTTATGCCTGAGAGCGCGTTCTTTGAGATCTTTCATTTTGATCTTCTCGACTTCGATGGATTTAATTTTTTCTTCTACTTCTTTATGGAGTTTATCACGTTTAGTTTTCACAGCTTTAGCAGCACTTTTACGTCTTGAAGCAGATTCTTCTCTCATCATGATAAACTCTTCACTATCGATTACTTTGTTTACATCTTCAACTAACCACAATTTCATAGGAGCAGCACTTCTATACATTGGATTAGGTCGTAACAATGGTTCTGGCAAAAGAGCTTCTATCATTTTCGGGGTGAACCCAAGCGCTTTTAAACCAGTTTGCGTATAGTAATCTTTAGTGTCCTTTTTGTTTTTCTTTGTCAAATAAAACACCTCATATTGATATAATTTGAAATTACGATATAAGTCATAATTTCACGCTGATAATATATCAATATTTTGGAATGGAAATAAATTCAGCATCTTTCCATTCTGGATTTGCTATCCAATTAAACCATGGACTTGCTAGCATTTCTTTTTGGTAAGTGCATCTTTCGTTATACTTAACAGCTTGTTCGTAAGCATAATCTCGAATGAATTGGTCATCGGATTCCAATGCCCCTACGATCAATAGATAATTATCTTGGAGAGTATCTCTTTTTGGCATACCGGTAAGAACGCAAAGTCCTGTAGAAGCCGCTTCAAAAATAACCATAACGGACAAAATATCTAATGCAAATAATATAGTAAATAGTAGTTTGGGTATTGGGTTACAATCTCTAATCTTAACGACGATTCCTGTAATAATTAAAATTGTAATAGCGATAATTGTAAGTATCATAAAATTCTCCTTTCAATTAAATTAGAATATAGTTTGAGTATTAACTAAAAAATAACCAGCGTTGCATCTTATGCTTCGCTGGTTATTTTTTTATTTCTTTTTTGAATACTCATCAATAGCAGTATTTGCTCTCTCAAGGTAGTCCCTATGTAATATGCTCCACATATCATAGACCTATGGTTCCACCATTACATTCACTGCTCTGAGAAATCCTGCCACTCTGGTAGAGTATTCATTACTCCGATATCTAATATCATCGACAGGTTTTCCAAATTTGATCATTTGGGTAATCTCAAATTTCCAAATTTCAACCATCTCAGTCAATCTTTTGTTGAGTTCTTCAGTCATTTGCTTTTTTGTCATTATCAATCTCCTTATCTTTATCATTGTCGTTATCATTATTATTAAGCATATGATCCTCTAATTCTTTGTATAGCATTTCAGTTCTATACGACTCGAATATAGAAATCGCTGCACCAATAATGGATAACACTAGTAAACCTATTATTAGATATTTCATTTTGTCGCTTTCTTTCTTTTCTGTGATTTGGTATCGGGTTTAATTTCGTAAGAACGGAACCATCCGTCCGAAAATCTCACAACAATGCTATTCTTACGAACATGTTCTACGATGCCATATCTACCATCTGGCGTTAGTGTTCTATCACCAACTTTAAACATTGTATTCACCTCCAAAAATATTTGTGATTATGACTAAATTGAAGTCATAATCACAAAAATATAATATATCATTACTTTTCGCGAATCAGATTAACCGTGTGTCGTATTAGGCATATAATGTTAGTACAAATGTAACTAACATTTACAGAACATAGTTCACGTGATCCACATTCTTCTAGTTTTGCTATGCAACCAAGTAGATACTCAATGGTCGTTGCATTTGACTCTTTAGGATACACGTTGTCAAATAATGAAAAACTTACTGGGGATTCTATAGCTGATAAAAATGTCAGTAATCTGTGGACAGTGACCGCATTAGTTTCTATACTTAAGTAGTTCCAGTCGGTCCTTAAATTGGTGGCGATGTTATTCTGTTGTATGTATACCATGACTTTATTAAAACAAATTTCACAGTCAACCACACCAGGTTTATGTACGCTACTGAAAGTAACTTTCCCAGGAATAGCATCTATAAAATCTAGCAAATGTTGTCCTCCGTCGATTATGTACTTAAGTACCAATGCGTAAATGTTGAGATATAAATCTTTGTAAAGATTCTGTATTTCAAGCTCCGTCTTGTCAAGATGACCATAGTCAACATTGGACATATATTTGCGTAACTCACTAGCTAGTAATTTAGCGCAATCCGGACAAAAGTCCACAGAGTTTGTAAGATCCATGGAATCATCGTCCAATGTTCTACGAAAATGAAACCAGTCAGTCTTATCGTTTATATGTTCGTCTACACATGTTTTCAAACAATGATTACATATGCATGTTTGTTTTATCTTAATCATTTTTTATCCCCCTTATTAGCAATAATAAGCAATATCCATGGGCCTAACGCTACTAATATGACAAACAAGCCTATCCACGTAGGGATTAAAACGGCACCCCAGCTCCATTCAAGTATCTTACAAAGTTTAAGGGTAATTAATATAAGCTGCAATAGTCCAAAAAATCCAATTCCTCCGGATTTTGATCCAGAAGATTTATTCTCCTTTGCCATAAATCATTCCTCATTTCTATATTAATCAGGATAAGCGGTACCATGATGCTCAGCGATGTCATCAGTATGTCGTTCATCTAAGTAATAGCGTCCATCATCAGTTGCGCTGTTGATGAATTCATTTATATCTATCCACTTGTCTTTGATAATATTTCCGATGCCATATATTATGCCACCGAAATTATCAGTTTTAATTCTGCAGTATTGGAGAGGTAATTCATCCCAAGTTTTAACACCAACAACGTCCATGATTTTCATCATAGTGACTAATCCAATTCCATGAGCATCCCATTGATCTGCATTGAGGCATCCATGTCCAATGGTAAATGCACCATATCTATAAACAGTTCTAGCGCCTTCTAGAATTAACGTTAGAGTCAAACACGCATTCTTTGCCATAGATAATTCCACATCGTGGATTTTTACATTTTCAATAATATAATCTTCAGGTCTCATGTTATTCCTCCGGTTTCCAACTTATTACAAACCTAAACACATCAAGCTCTTTATGCCCAAGGTAGTATTCTTCGCTACATGATAGCCCTATGCGGGCTACAGTAAACCCTTTATTCTTGAATACGTCCATGAGTTCATTTATTAATGGAATATCATGCCCTCCTGAAGTGTATACCAATTCAGAATCATTTTTCGGGATATCTACAATCAATTCATATCGTCCAATTGACGCATATGATTCAATTTGACTACTTATTACCGAAATATGATGATTCATTTTATTAATCGCGCGAGCATTTCTATCTTTTTCCGAATTATATAACTGGGCTTTTTCGGTTGCATGATTTCGATCAATTTTAGCGAAATCACTATTTAATATTGGATCATACTGTGGCATTGTCATCCTCCCACAATTTCTTGCTATCTTCCCAACTAATATTAATGATAAGTCTAGTGCCACCGCCAGCAGGTGGATAAGCATTGTACGGCTCAAGCGACACAATATATCCCTTATCTCTAAAAAAATCTGCGACGTTATATAGCAATTGAACGGTTTCGTCATCCTCACATAAATATGTGGTTTCATCAGTTGTTGTACTTATAAGATGGGCAAGTCGATGCCCGCCTCTAATTGCGGTCCATCGTATCTTATCAAATAAAACTGAAATCAACTCATTTACTTTGCTGATAGCGCAGTTGTTTAAATATTCTCTACTAGAGCATTCATGAGTAATTCGTCTAGCATCTTCAGCGGAGAGGCAATGCTCGCCATCTTTCCTAAATTTAATCTCGCTATGATCGAGTGCATGCTTTAACTTTTCATCCATTTTTAGCATCCTCCTCCGGTTTCCAACTTATTTTAAATTTATATCTCTCACTTTTACCTCCATAAATTTTTGTATTTACTGAAGGCCCAAGTGGAGTTATTTCAAATCCTTTATTTTTGAACACCTTGAAAAGTTCATCAATAATTGGAATCTCTCGATTTTCTAAAGTATATATCGCCGTAGCATCATCTATTGACATATCGACAGTCAGGTCATATCTACCTCTCATAGAATATTCTTCAATTTTATCGTTTATAACCTGAATATTCCGATTCATCTTTGTTATGATCTTGCAGTTTATGTATTTAGGTTGATCATAATTAGCTGCATTTTCAATTGCACAATCTTTGGTAATCGTTAAAAGATCTTCATTAAGTATTTGCTCACGGTTTTCCATAGTTTTAACCTCCTTATGAAATAATTCTTAAACACCGTAATACTACACCAGCTACAGTTCCAATGGTAGCCCATACAACAGTGTCTGATAGTACTATTTCTAAATTTAAAAGTTCGTAATCTCTACTCTGTAGAGCATATTGCCCTGATGGCTTCATTAGCCATCTCATTAATCGTTTCATTGTTTTCCTTCCTTTGTCTAATTATGCATAATTATTATTTAGTTAATTTGATAATTATTTTTTATCACCAGCCGGCTAAATAAAGACTAACTTACTTATTACAGCAAGTTAGTCTTATTCATTTCTATTTAAATAAAAACGAGTTGAATTTAATGTTGGGAGGGGAAAATTATACAATGTCAATTTACTCCTAAAGCATCTTTTAACTGCTTGATATCAGCAGACGTGAGCTTCGGGTATTCCTTAAGGATTTCTTCGAAAGTTTCTCCAGCATCCATTTTTCTCTTGAATACCGATACCATGAGATTTAATTTCGCATTGCTCATTATTCTTCACCTCCGAAAATTAATTCTGCAAGAACTTCTTCAAGGTCTGCTGTTCTATTTTCAGTGTCCCAAAGTTCTCTTACATATGTGTATACGTCTTTTTTGATTTTAGCATATTCATATGTATAATATGTTTCTTCACTTCCATCTTCACGCTGTCTTTGTTTTTCTTCAACGTTTCTATAGATGTAAGTATATGCCTGTGATGATGTATCGTCAATTGCCGGTACCATTACAGAGCTTTCGCCAGTTTTCCACATAAATATTTCATCCTTTCTTTATTTTCGTCTGAAATTATTTTTCGTAAATTATTAAAATCTATATACGGTTCAATATAATCTTTATAAAGATAATATGAATCTGTATGCAATAACCACCCATAATAAGCAAGCATCTGTCTTGCATCTAAGACGGTTACTCTTTCAGGAGATTTTTTATAAATTCTTTTCGCTTTTCGTATTGCTTTCATTGCAATAGATCTTCGTATTCCGACATGGTCCCTGTAAATTTTGAATCCCATAAAATCCAAATATCTTCCTTTGTTATGTTTTTTGGTGTCAAAGCGGAAAATTTGCCAATTATCTTTAAACCAAACATGTAAGTTAGTTTGAAGATAATTTAGCATCAGATTTTTAGCTTTATGAAGTTTCTTCTTATTGGATCCAAATATAACCATGTCGTCCATGTATCTCATGTAATATTTTATTCCTAATTCTTCTTTTACGTAATGATCAAAATCCTGTAGATAAAAATTTGCAAACCATTGCGATGTGTAAAATCCAAGTGGAACACCATGTTCAGTAGTTCTGATAATTTGTATTAAAAGATTCATGAATCTATCATCTTTTATTACACGTTTTAATTTGTCAATCAAAATATCTTGATCTATATTATCAAAGAACTTTCTGATATCAAATTTTCCACAATATTTTACATCAGCTCCGCCTTTAGATATCCATTTCTTCATTCTTCTCATTCCAGCATGACAACCTCTACATGGAATAGAAGCATATGAATGTTCGTACATACCTTTCATAAAGATACTCATTAAAACATTCATAACGCAATGTTGAACGATATGTTCTTCTACAGTAGGGACAATAATCATCCTTTTCTTTTGGCTTACACCATCATTAATTTCTACTGGAGTATGCTTCACTGGTTTATAATTGGCAAGCATTTCTCTAACGTCATTAATGTGATTGAATATGTTATTGCTTATTTCATCTAATCGTTTTCTTTTCATATTGCCATGAGCCGCAGAGTATACAGCCTCAATAATATTTTCTTTAGAAATAAGTTTTTTCCATAAATTCTTATAAGTCTTCATTTAGTAATTACGTCCTTTTCTTTTTATATTTTTTACCGTTCTCCTATTTCATTCTTAGCCATTTTCGCAGTTATCCCTTTTCTTAAGTGGATGACAAAGCATCCACTTAATAATAAGAGATATTAATTGTTACTAACAGCCATATGTCGAACACATATTTCACCAAGGGGTGAGGATTTACCAAAGCGGAAAGTATATAAAATACTTCCGGAGAGCGGTCTTTGCTCATATGTTAATGCGAAATAGGGTAGCGCGGCCCCGACATTCCAATTCGCATTGGCAGGGGCATTGTTCACATTGACATAGAAGCCGCAGTTCAGGCCATTGTCAGCGTTGCCACCTATCAGGGGTTTGCTCTGGTAAACCCTTAATTAAATATATGTTATGACAAAATATTTTTTAATTTATAATTTTACAATTTCACGGTTACGGCCTTTTTCTTGGAGGGAACTACGTTCCCTCCAAACCTCCTTCCTTTGCAGGCCTACGGCCTGCAGGAGAGCGCGGCCCCGACAGTCCAATCCGCAGAGGCAGGGGCACAGTCCACATTGACATAGAAGCCGCAGCTCAGGCCATTGCCAGCGCGGCCACCCAGCAGGGCATAGTTCAATTGTGAGTTATTTGTATAATAGTAATCGCAATAATATGTTGAATCGGAACCTGACGTTGCAATAGTCTTATATCCAAGTTTATTGTCAGCTTCCATTTTTGTAACATAGCCATTTGTTCCGAATGTTGATCCGAATGAAAGATATCCATTACCAGTTGTGTTATATCCAACTGCAGTGGATCCATCAGCAACACCATAAGTCATCTTAGCTTTAAGAGTTCCATTATCGTTTATAAGTCCAGCAACAGCGTGCCATCTACAGCCCCAAACATTCTCCATGCCAAGGACTTTAACACCACTAGTCTGTGCGGAGATATCTCCGTAGAAAAGACCCTTATCATCAAGTGAACCTGTTACGTATGCTCGCATTGCAGTTTCTGAACCGGTTGCTAAACCATTACCAAATGTACTTTGGAGATTAAGAGACTTACCCATGAGATAGAGTAAGTCGAATATTAAACAGAAATCTGCCCATGTTTCAGTATACCACATGTTTTTACCCGATGGGTTATTTGCTGTAGCAAGAGTAACTTCTTCAGCACGGGTTTTATTCGGAGCGTATGTACTGTTAAGAGTTACACCAGAGAGTGAACGTAATTTACTACTATGAACAGTGCCGTTATAGGCAGGAAGGTAAAAATGGTCAACTTCCTGATTATCAGAATTGATATTACTCCAGCATTTATAAGTTCCATCGACATTAACTGGAGCAATTGATACTGTTCTTTCTCCAGTAGCGCCCGGTGTACGTTTAACCCAGATTTTAGGGAATTCAATCATAACATTTCCGTCATAGCTTGCGTCAGTAATATCTGAAGCAGTACCATCTGTCTTTTTGCTATAGTCATTCGGGTCTAAGTAATATGCGACAGTACCATCAGATTTAAGCATACAAGGACGTGGTAAGAACCAAGCGTTAGCCCATGAACCATAACTAAATGTAGATGCTCCCATTTTAGCAGGAGTCATTCCAACTGCGTCATCAAGGTATGTGACAGCATCTTCTGGGTCAGATTCATTTGGGTTAACATGATAGGTGTAAACCTTTACGCTCTTTTTCAATAAGTTATCTATATTAGTCTCATTCTCTTTAAATCTGTCGTCAATGAGTTTAGTACCAGGCTGTGTGGTATTTGTAGGGTTAGCAGGCCATGATGAATCTGGAGATACCCACGAATATGTGTTATTTCCGTTATTCTTAAGATATTGACCACTTGAACCACCAGTTGGAACGTGCTTTGTTGTATCACTTACATGATCGTAAGCGGTTTTACCTTTATCGCCTGCAAATGCAGTTGATGAAGTTTCACCGAGTGCAAGTGATGCTGAAATTTCAACATATGCGCTTCCACTCCATCTGTATGTTTTGTTATCGTTTAATGTTACGTAGATTTTTCCAGTTTCACCAGTTGCTGGTAAAGCTGCGAATGTAGCAGATTCGATTACATCATCTACGTATGATGGAAGCTGAGCACTCGGCACTAAGCCATTTGCATCTAATGATGCTACACCATTAGCGCTTCCTTTTGTACTACTAGCAATCGGAGTATATCCAAGTGCTGTTTCAATATCTGTCTGGTTAAACTTAGCGTCTACTGCGCCTACTAAAGAGTTTACTTCAGACTTAGTATAGTATCCTTCCCATGTATGGCTCGAAGGAACATCTCCTAAAATTTCATCTATTTCAGCAGATGTGGATTTTTTAACTGAAATCGTAATTCCATCCTGACCTGTAACAATAGTAGTTTCATCAGGAGTTACCATATTGGCAATAGCAGTATTGATAGCAGTTTCTGCATCGCTACCGTCGCTCATGATTACTAAGGAACCAAGTGTCTTAAGTAAGAGCGGTACACTGCCAGTAACTTCGCCACTAGAATTTAAGGTTTTCTTATAGAGCAAACCTTTACTGTATGTATGGTTAGCCATTTATATCAGTCCTTTCTAGAAATTAATTTACTAAAAGAAAAAAGTAAATCGTTATAATTTCAACAATTTATAACGCATTTACTATAATGTTTTATAACAAAAAATGAACCTTGACTAGAATATAGCCAAGGTTCATTTAAAATACCGAGAGAATCAGTTACTCTTCACAGTGAAGTTTTACCGATTCCTCGTAAGATTTGTTCTCGATACAAGCAAGTAATCTCGCCTGTAATTTGGACTGATTGTAAATTCCCTTATATCCTTTACCATCAGACTCCTCATCCATAGTATCAAGGATGCGTTCAATAACATCATCTGATAATTCAAACGATTTACCAAATAACACAGCTTCTTTTCTTTTAAGTGGCTGTACTTCCACTTTAAGATCAAAACGACCTTCACGTAATAATGCTTCATCTAACCTCTCAATATGATTGGTAGTTGCAATGAAGATTACGTTTGTCGGTGAACTGTTAGAGTCTAAGAACTGCAGAAGTTTATTGATTACTAAGTTTTCAGACACTCTTAAGTCAGAATCAGTTCTGTTTAAGAAGAGCGTGTCTATATCCTCAAAGAGTACGATGTATTCTCTCCTGTCATCTACTACTATAGACTGAGCAAGCGAGTTCAAATCAATGTTTTGTAAAGTAGCGATATTAACATTGATAATGCTTCTACCGTACTTAGTAGCTAAAGACTTTACGAAAGAAGACTTACCTGTGCCAGGATTTCCGTACAGCAGAATACCGGTCTTATAGAGTATTTGCCTGCTTTCATAGAAATCCTTGTGGTTATTGAATCTGTCAATATGTTCGATAACCTCTTCTTTCTCGTTATTGGAGAAGTACAGGGTTTCCACATTACGTGGTGACATTGGTGAGAATGTGATGGACAAACTTTCTCTATTGCAATCATCGTCGCCGTAGCGTGAAGAATTATTATTACATGTAACATTATAGATGCCTAAAGTCTCCGAGTTATTTACAGATTCCAGCATCTTTACAAGCTCGGACTCAAATAACTGAGCATTGTATCCTCCGATATAAATATGAAGGTCATAATCAGAGATACTATTATAAGTAAAGTATCTTTCCTCGGTATCACCCATGGCTTTACCTGCAGCAACGTATAAGAACGTAGCAGTATCCAGTCTTATGATAAACTGGACGTTAGCAATTTTACGTTCTCCACCTTTCTGTGAAGCAATACTATGCTTTTTGAAGTTTGTATCATACTTCTTGATAAATTCGGTGACAGCTTTTATAGTACCATTACCATCTCCGTTTAATGTGAAGATATGTTCAATACCAACTGCACTCTTAAGAACAGAGAATCCATAAGCAAGCACTTTCTTTTCAAGCTTTTCAAGTACATCATCGAAGATACTTGAACTTCTGTTCTTTATTCTATCTCCTATTCTTTCTTTACAAGTATTCCCTATAGTCTTTATATTCATATTACCATCCTTTCGTTTTTTATTTTTCTTACTCCGAATTATCATGAATACGTGATCACCACAATCGTCAGCATATAACATACCGGAGTTACTACCACGTTCACTAACAGATTTTGCTCGTTTTATACACGACTCTATAGTATTAATGATTTCGGTTCGCGAGTATATGCCGAATTCAGATGCATCGACTTTTCTCCAATCAATGGGATGCGCTGTACGCGACATAGTGCGTGGATCTTCAATCCATGCATCAGTAAAGTTTTCTATAATGCAATCGCGAGGATACTTTAACGAATTGCCCATTATTCATCATCCTCATCTTCATCATACATTTCTTCTTCAAACTTGTAATCAGTATTGTAAGTACACATCGGTCTTTGAAGAAATGCGTGTTCACTGACTCCTATTTCAAAGTCATTCGGAGATGCTATCGTAGGAGTATCTTCAAATATATCACTAATCGGTTCAGGACTTGTCATAGATCTACAGACTCTCAAACGATTGGTATTCTCAAACGATAAATGATGAAATTTGGATTCATGTCTTGGATACTGTAATTTAAAAGCGTCCGAATTTGGGACACAATATATTTCATCACAGTCGTCATTCAATTCGGCGTATTTTCTAATCATCCCTATCTTCATAAGTTATTCCTCCGACTCTTCATAGTCAATTGGTTCGTTTGCTTTTAGGTAACGATCAATTGTGACATGATTGGCCAAAGAGTACGGACTATTCCGCTCTCGTTCATAATAGCCGTCTCCAGATAACGCCTCAACTGTAAAGGATGCACTAGACACCCCGAGGTAACTACCTATCGCCCTAAAACTAAGAGCCCTATAATTCCCACCGATCATACCACGCAAATTAATTTCAGGTGGTACAGCTTGTTCATATACGCTAAGCGATCTAAGACTTTCACGTATCGTGTGCCGTGGGTAGCATCTGAGCCTCTTACGTTTAAACAAGCGCTTCATCAACATCTACCTCATAAAGTATTTCAATAGAATACAACTGAGCACATAAATGCTCAACCTTACAGCCTTTGCTGTTTTCCCATCCTCTGCACATAAATATGCAGTCACATTCAGAGAGCGGTTCTAAATCCATTCCTAAGCAAGCGATCCCCGGATGCTTCTTATCGGGGAGTTCACTTATCTCTGGCTGGTCTACCACAACGTATTCCACGTTGGTATCCTCGCCAAGAGCTTCTAACTTTTTTCTTGCTCTGTTCTTAGCATTGCTGATTTGCTCATCAGTGAACCCTGTCATTGGGACGCTGATAAAAATAAACTTCATTTCCATAATTAAATCCTCCTAATAATTATAATGAATTTGCACTTTAATAATATATCAATATTCTCCACAAGATAGAAAATACCCCGAGGCTACGCATGTCAGATAGCCTCGGGGTATACCGTTTGCCTGCTCTATAAGTCGGAAAGAGAGCTGGCGTGGAGTTGATTGCTCACGGCAGAGTTTGATAGATAGGCTGTCCCGAAATCTGCAGAAACCGCACCGGATATACAGTCAAAATTCAACGCTGCAAAAACTACCGTGACTTTCATGCACAGCGTTGATGTCATTACCCGCCTAAGAAATGCAAAACGGCGGGAAGTGATCGTGATGGGATTCGAACCCATGACCCTTTGATTAAAAGTCAAATGCTCTACCGTCTGAGCTACACGGTCATAATTACTTATATGTAATTTAGTTAATAAAAAATAATTTAAAGGGACCATTCTTAGCAGGTTGGTCCCAGCACCTCTGCTAAAGCGTATTATCGATGTAGATGCTGCTAGGAATCTAGAATGGTATGGTGATCATTCATGCTAAACAGTTACCAACCGAGTGAAGTCGTTAAGTCCCTGAATGTGGTGAAGATAGTCGTGTCTATCGTCTGTTAGCATAAGTCAAATACGCTTAGCATAGTGGGAGAGGATGGACTCGAACCATCGAAGGCTAAGCCGTCGGATTTACAGTCCGATGCAATTGCCACTATGCGACTCTCCCATAAATATTATCTATTAGTTAGTAGTATAATAAAATATTATGTAAAACTAATTATTAAATAGCAAAATCAGAGAGGAGTTTAGTGTTTTTGGAAGAAATGATATTAGTCATAGCAGTCATGATTGCACTTGTCTTATTATGTGTAGGTTTCGTGGTAGGATACATGTGCGGAATGTGGTTCAGAGAGAAGGACCTTGAAAAAATCAGACAGCAAATCAGAGCAAGGACTGTAATCGAAGAATTATCCAAATCTGATAAGTAAGTATAGAGAGTACATGGAATTCCATGTACTCTCTATATATTATTCGTAAAGAACTATCTCATTCTTTTCGATAGTTTTCTTTACATCTATTAATCTCTGGTTTGAACTTCCTTTGAATTTTAAAGTAAGATCACTAAGTTCATCTTTGTAAGGACCATCTACGATAACATCCACATTCTTAAAGATTGCATCAGCATCCGTTTCAGTCATCATTACTTTTATTTTTTCAAACAGATATCCGGTCCAGATCCATATAGTCTTATTTGGATAAGCAGATTTCACTGCTTCTATTAGTGAAATCATCGGAGGAATACTTTGAAATGGTTCTCCTCCTAAGATGGATAAACCACTAATGTATTCCGGTTCCATTAATTTTATAATAGTTTGAATTGTATCTGTAGTAAATGGTTTTCCGTAATGGAAATCCCACAGATCAGAGTTAAAACAATTAAGACATCTATGCGTGCAACCTGAAAAGAATATCGAAACTCTTATTCCAGGTCCATTAGCAACGTCCATACTGTTTAACTTCCCATAATTAAAATCTACCATAATCATTCCTCTGTGTATTCATGTATGTCAAGATGTACAAATCTGTCTTTGATTTCATTAGTACGTCCTTCATTCCAGAAGTTAGCACCTATGTAACCACAGGTCCTTCTCGCAACAGACATCTTTGTGTGATCCATATTTCCACATTGTGGACATCTCCAATCGAGTTTTCCATCTTTATCCACTATCTCGATTTCTCGATCATATCCACATACCATGCAGTAATCTGATTTAACATTGATTTCAGCATAAAGGATATTTTCGTATATGAATTTTACTACTTCCATTATTGCTTCCGGATTGTCTGACAAATCTGCAGCTTCCACGTAGCTTACTGCACCACCAGGAGAAAGTTCCTGGAATTTTGATTCTATCTTGAGTTTATCAAATGGATTGATCTTTTCGAATACTGGAACATGATAACTATTTGTGATATAGTTACGATCAATACCATCTAATTTCTCAAATACATCATCACCAAATCTCTTCTTAAGACACTTAGCGAATTTATATGTAGTAGACTCAATTGGACTACCATAGAGAGAATAATCAATATCCTCTTCTTCTCTCCACTTAGCACATTTAGCATTTAAGAATTTCATTACTTCAAGACCAAATTCTTCTCCTTTATCCCCATCAGTATGAGAATGTCCAGTCATATACTTTACACATTCATACAGACCAGCATATCCTAAACTAATAGTGGAATATCCATGGTGAAGAAGTGGATCGATTTTTTCACCTTTCTTAAGTCTTGCAAATGCACCATGTTGCCAAAGAATTGGAGCAACATCAGAAAGGGTTCCTTCGAGTCTTTCATGTCTACAACGGAGAGCCTTATGACAGAGTTCTGTTCGTTCGTCCATAAGCTTCCAAAATTTATCAATATCTCCCTCGGATGAAAATGCGACATCTGGAAGAGATATTGTAACCACTCCCTGGTTAACAAAGGGTTCACATATTTCTATATGAGTTAGACTATATCTTCATAATAAAAAGTATTATGCGATGCGCTTCGGATAGTGATAAAATCTATCCTACTGGGCTACATTCATCACCCATAGTCGTTACATTAGATAAAATCTAACACGGTATTGCCATATCTAAAATAGACTTAGGTTTCACCGTTAGCAGGAATTCCCACACCGCTTTTTCTTGCGTTCACATCGTTTAACGACGGCTTAACCACGTTAGTCAACCGTCCCCAGTATTTATGTTTTCCTTCAACATAGTTTTTCGCATTAGCGATATTACCAAACTTGTCGGAAAACCTGTCAACTGTAAGGAAAGATCTACAGCCCATGCCCGTTAACATTCAGTATTAATTAATACTAAAATCTCGTGGGTTCACAGCTACTACCATTGGCACAAATACGGCTATACAGCCGATGGGTTTATGAGCTCCGCCACATTCAGGGACTTAACGACTTCCCTTGGTTGGTAACCGTTTAGTTAAATTTACCATACCATTCTAGATTTCTAGCCGCATTTATATCTCGGTTTAGTTTTAAACCACATTTCTTACAAACATAAACATGATCTTCTAATTTGAGCTTGTCGCTGCCATGCTTAATATGTCCACACTCAGAGCATACTTGTGTAGATGGAAAATCTTTAGATGCAAGTATAAATTGTATACCCAATTCATTGCATTTGTACTCCATCTTTACTTTAAAATCATACCATGACGCATAATAGATTTCTCTACGCATCCATCGCGGCATATTCCTAGTAAGTTTTTTAACTTCAAAATCTTCCATAATCACCTTACGTGGACATAAATTGACCAATTGTCTGGTTTGCATATGGTTGTAATTTTTAGTTATATTACTTACACGATGGTAAACTTTACGCATCTGATTTTCTATCCTAATAATGTGTTTGCTTTTGACATTATTTTTATGCATATGATAAATTTTGCCAGCTTTCTTATGCAGGTGTTTCAATTTATGCCTCAGCGTCCTAACACGTCGTGACTTATTTATATTAGGAATATACTCATGTGTATGTAAATATGAAAATGTTGCTAGTCGTCTAATACCCATGTCTATACCCATGTTTCCGTATAAGGAATCCTTGGGTGCTTGTTTATCACACTCTATAACAAAGCTAAGGATCCATTTATTGTTTTTAGATAAAAATATTCTAGCATCCCTAAACTTAGTTACTTTCCTTCCTTCTGGTATAGACCTATCAGATTTATACTTAACCATCCCAATTTTTTCAATAGATGCATACCCGTCATTAAAATATAAAAATTCATCTCTGACAGGAAACGTCTTTTTAGATTTGCGTTTTCTTTTATATCTAGGTAGTCCGGCATTTTTATCTTTGTGGTACTGCTTATATGCGTTATCTAAATCATTAAGTGTTGCGCCTAAAGAGTGTCGAGATACCTCATTTAACCAAGCATACACATCCTGATGCTTTAAGTCTGTTAAAATTGCGGATGTTTCGTCATATGTATATCGCCGATTATAAAGTTTATAGCATCTTTCTTGTATTGTAATCATACAGTTCCAAATAAATCTGCATGAATGTATGTGCTTATAAAACAGTGCAAGTTGATCCTCAGTTGGAAATAACCTCACACTTATACGTCGATAAACTTTATTGGGGTCTTTGACTATTCGTCGTTTCATTATGATTGACCTCCTTTCTATATTAAATTAAATGCAAATATTTGCATTATAATAAAGTAGTACAGAAAATAAAAAATCAATCACTATGAATTTTTCGTTAAGTCGATTTTAGTATTAAAACAGACGCTACTCTGTTACCAGTTCTCTTATGAACTTCTGTATGTTTCCATACAGCGTAGACTATATCTTTTCCCAATTACGTGTTGGGAATGTGTCACTTCGGGTGTCAATCGCTTACACCCTACTCCCTTGCGGGATAGTCGTTGAGGGTTTCCCTATTCAGGACTTCCCTGCTGATTACCGATTATAAAGTACTTAGGATTTAACCATATACCATCTGCTTAATTTTTTCTACTTTCGTAACCATACCATCTGGTCATATTTCATACCTATGTTTCGGTTTAAGCAACTTTACGGGTTTCCAGCATTTCAACACATGTTTTTACGAACACATTACTGTGAACGTGACCTAAAGTTAAGCCATATACATCTCCAGCCTTAAGCTCCATTAATTTCTTTTTGGAGATATAGTCTGGTGCCAGCCTCTTTATATTGCACTTAGCAGCAAGTTCTGTTATATAATAATATTTACTATCAGGTCGAATATTGTCTTCTTCTAATACGTAAAGAAGCTTAGGGAATTCTTGAGTTACCCATGCTCCTTCTTCGTTTTTCATTCCCATGATTCTCTGTTTAATGAATTCATGAATAAGCATAGCAGTTTCTTCTGCATATTCTGGATTGTCATTTATATGCATGAATACTGAAATAAATGGTGTTTGTCCATTTGTAGTAGACATGCTATTGATCTGATAATTGAACGTCTGTACAGCGTCTTCAACTTCCTTAGCAAGATCCTTCTTAGCAAACTTCTCACAGAGATCTTCTGGGAGTCCATATTCTCTGTATTTATTGAGATAGATTTCATAGCTAGATCTTACGAATGGAGCCATATCAGACAAATTTATTGTAGTACCGCCGTATTGGCTGGATGCTACTGCTGTTATTATCTGAGTAGAAATAGTAGAGCAAGTTAGTACTCTATGTGGTTTTTCTATCATTTTCTTATTTATTACTGTACCATATTGGAGCATATCTCCTAAATTAGGTAACGAGCAGTTACTGATTGGCTGAATAAAATAGTCACTATCGTGGAAATGTAAAATGCCCTGCTCATCAGCATTTAATACATCGGAAGGAAGTAAGAATCTTCTTGTGATGTCTTTACTAGTAATGCCTGCAATGTAATCTCTTTGAGTAGTTACATTATCAGCATCCTTATTACTATTCTCTGTCTGCCAGTACTCACTTTCTCCACGGATTAATTCTAAGATGGATTCATCTGTAGTGTTTCTAGCGGTTTCACGCTTATGTCTGTACCTAATGTAAGCTCTTCCTACTTTGTAATCTCTGGTGGTAAGAATCTCTTCTACAATATCCTGGATTTCCTCCACAGAGATACTTTTACTTTCAATGGTAGCAGGATTACACCTGATAACGGTATCTGCAAACCATGAAGCAGTAAGAGCTCTATTAGGATTATTTTCATCACCCGGATGTGTTTCATCATATGCTTTGAGAATAGCATCACGTATCTTACTTCGGTTGTAAGATACGTGACTTCCATTTCTCTTTATGACAGTCAAGTCTTTATCTTCTATTCGATATTCATCGATGTTTAAAGTTGCCATAGTTTAAAATCCACCTTCCTATTTATAAAAATATTTTTTATATAATCGTACAAGAAATAATTTAAAACTACCACATAGAGAAAAAATACAGAATACCTAAATTAATAGGTATTCTGTAAAATAGACTAATCCACAAATCTTCTGTAGAAGTATGGAAGATTCTCATTGATGAAATCACACTGATGACAGTGGAAATCTTTTATCTTTTGTACGATATCAGATGGCTTATCATAGATGGAAGCCATTTTAGGGCAGTGCGTAGATTCGCCCAAACTGATAGAACCGTCAATATTAATTGCCGGCGTACAACTTTTACCAAATCTAAGCAGCTCTTCTACTATAGTGCGTACAGTAGGATTTGGTAATTGTTTAGCAAGTGCTCTCACATTATAACACTTAGAAGATTTGTAATTCCAAGGATAACCATTTTCCAGAGCTCTGCCCTGTGGATACATTGCTATTACGCAATCTTCACAGAGAACGAATCTGGGTTCTCTCCAAAGTCTTGCATGAGTGGGAAGCTCTTTTGGATAATATCTCTTATCAGTGGATATCTGCCACTGCACAAATGTGTGTGGCGTTTCTATGGCTATCTTCTTAGCTTCCTCTGGATGCTCTAAACACCAGAATCCATTACTAGTGATAGTTATACCGGAGAATTTATTCATATGTGATAACTTTTCAATTATCATTTTCATACACTCTACAAACTCAGGATGTTCTGTTGGTTCGCCTCCAGTAACAATAATACTACTGGTTGCACCGTTATCAATCAGGAATTCAAGAGCGTCGTTCAAAGTGTCTAATGACATATGCCCACCTTCTGGGGTGCAACTGTTTAAACAGTGACTACACCCCATGGAGCATTTTTCAGTAATTCGTAGCAACATTTATTCGTCATCCTTATGTTTTATTCTATACTTCCGTATCTGTCTACAGAGGAATACATTAAAGTAGTCCACTGCGATTCCTCCAAAGGCACATCCCAGAAGAACTATACCAGATGCGCCTAGGAGTCCTATTATGAATCTGACAATCATCTGATACCATGGGCTGATCTGTTCCATAATGTTTTACCTCACAATATTTCAAGGGCAAGTTCTTCAGTCTGGAACCCGCCAGCATGTGGGTGGCCGCCACCTCCGAAATAACTTACGATATCATAAGATTTAAGAGGTGATTTTTCTACAGTGTATACTGTATATGACCATCCTTTGGACGTTCTATGATACTTGATGCATGCGTCATAATCATTCCTTTTATCACCAAATACCTCGCTATTGAAACAACCAGGCATATTGACTGCTATGCATTTTAACTTTGAGATTTCTTCAGCCAATGGGGAATCATTGTTTGTGATGATTCTTACCTCCTGTGCTGATTTCATCATATCAGGGTTAAGAACAGTCTGTCTATACTCGATAATCACATTACCTTTATTGATAGCAGTAATCGTGGCTGACTTGCTCGCCTCACCGCACATCAAAGATGATATGTAATTATACCCATTAAATGTGGATATATCGAATGTCTTGCAGCCATATACGAACGGCTTTGTCTTAGGGTCACTGAAATCAAATAAGTCTGCATTAGCGACATATTTGCCAGCTTCTGGCATGTCGTTCAGTTCCATAACTTTTTCAGTACCAAGAATACCATATGAATAGAATGGCATATCGTCATCGACGCTAAACCATCTTTCCTTTCCTTCCCATTCAGAGAAAAGATAATTGTATGTAAGCTCACAAGCGGCTTTCGCTGTTGAGCGGATACCCGGGATTAAGTTGAGTAATTCGTTTCCTTCGAATTTATTTAAAACTGAGATGTGATGGTCAATCCAGATAATCTTCTCAGTTTTATTATAAAGGTCTTCCATTACTTCTGGTGGGAAAGAGAAATCTACTAAGAATATTATATCAGACTCTGTTATTACATCGTCTCCAAAATAGCTATATGGATCGATGCCATAATTCACCTGTATTGGGTGAATGTCGTAATTAATACCGCAAGTAGCGTCTATAGCGCACTTGTCGTCGTGGTGTGTTGTGAAGTTCTCTAAGAACCACTTCATACACCAGAATCCTGAGAGGACTCCGTCTTTGTCTAAGTGGTGAAGAATCCATACATTTACATTTTTAAACTTCATAATTAAGTTCCTTTCATTAATCGGTTGAGTATTCATCCAGTATAACATCTAAGTCATTCTTAGTGTATGCTGGACGTTTTTCCATACCCATGCATAGAGTAGATAAATCAGATGACATTCCGTCTATCTTTACTCTGCACGAGTTTCTTATCTTTACACTTTCCAGATCTTTATAAGCATCTGTAATCGTGTCTGCATAGATTAACCCTTTTCCACAAGGGTAATCTTCAATGTCGTAAGCAGTCCATGTGTATAACATAACCGCTCCCCCTTAAGTTTCTTCTTCTTTAATATAGAGCGACAGTTGCTCTTCTAGTTGAATCAACCTTTTCTTATAGTGCTGATTCATATTCCTCAGATGGCTATTCTCTCTTTCAAGGATAATTATGTCATTATCCTTTGGACGAAGCTTCTCTTGAAGCATTCTTATTGACTGGTTCTTCTTTTGGATTCTTTCTTCCAAGTCATCCACCAGTCTATCCATCTGAGCTAATTTCTCTCTGTAGTTGTTTATCACCATGAGAGCGGTGATATCAACTATCTCTGTTTCTTTCTCCATTAGTAATCCCCCTTTTAAATTGTAAGTATGCGTCATTTATTCTAGAGTTTAACTCTACTTGGAGTTCAAATGCTTCCTTGCATATTTTGGTACACTCTTTATTACGCATACAGAACCCGCATTCATGATCACGGGCTATTTGGCATGATAAGCTGATTATATCTTCTATCAACTTATCTAATTCGCTGTCCATACGTAAATTTCGCCCTACCTTTCTTAACGGACATATTTGTTTATTTATTGGTTTAACGTACCATGAAATAATATATCAATAACTAAAGGGTAGTCATTTTTTACTAACCTGAAAACAGTTAATTATTAAAAATCTGAAAGGAATGAGAATACAAAAATGGAACCAGTTATGATAAAGGATACTGTGACCTTCAACTCAGGTCAATCAGGTACGGAGATGATAAAAGAAATACCAAACCTAGATAAGATTAAACTACAACCACTTAAGTTAAAAATAGATACAAGAATGGCTAATCTTATTTTAGCATTCATCTATAAACCTAGTGTATTACGTACTAGAAAATCGCTTACTAATACTTTTAAATTAATAGCAAACTTGGATTACTCATTATATAATAATGATGATCTCTTAGCGAGAATATGGGTTATCAGAAAAAGTTTGGAAGCCATGTTAAAACATGGCTATGAAAACCCAGATGCAATTAAGCATTCCTGTAAAGATGATAATGACTCGAACGATCTTACTGATAGTATCGTAGAAGAAATAGATGACCTTCATATTACACATGAAGAAACCAAGATGTTGATAAGAGGCATAGATGACAGATTACAATTTGGATATTCTGTTACATTAAAAGATGTTTATCAGCAAATTTTAAATCAAATCAATAATGGTGACTATCGTACATATAAACAAGTAAGCGAGAAGTTATATGATATAGCAGCTTCCGTTGTTAATATGAAACGTAGTACGATGAGTCTGGATGCAGATACCACATTCTCATTAAGAGATGATGTATTCGAGAATGTAGTAACCGATGCAGTAGAGAAATTAAAAGATAAGAACAGAGTATTTATCACTGGTATAAGAAGATTAAATACCATACTCTCTCCTGGGTATCAAAGTAAGCGTTTATATACCTACTTAGCATTTCCTGGTGGTGGTAAATCTCAGATCTTATTAAAAGCTGCTCTTGATATCAAGAAATACAATCCTGATATTCAGCCAAAGAATCCTAGTAAGACTCCTGCAGTATTATTTATAACTATGGAGAACGAAATCGATGAAACTATCGAACGTATCTTCAATATGAAAGCAACCTCTGATGATATCAGAAACTACACTCCAAAACAGGTTATAAGAAAACTTAAGGAAGAAGGAGAGATGACATTAACCGATAAGAATAATATCGATATTGTCATCAAGTACTATGCAAACAGAACCATAGATACAAATGATCTCTATGGTATAATCAAGGACTTATATGATGATGGAAGAGAAGTCATCACATTAATTCTCGACTACGTAAAGAGAATTAAACCGGCTGAAAAAGGAGCCAGTGAGAAAGAGGAACTCAAAAACATAACAAACGAACTTAAGACATTAGCAACGTCTTTAGATATAGCTGTAATTACAGCACAGCAGTTAAACAGAACAGCAGCTTCAGTAATAGATGCTGCTATTCAGAATAAGAAAGAAGATGTGACAAGATTGGTCGGAAGAGATGGTATTGCAGGTGCCTGGGAGATAATCGAAAACTCAGATGTTTGTATAATTATCAACCAGGAGGTAAAGGCTGATGACCAAAAAGTGTACCTAACTTTTAAGATGTTGAAACGAAGATATAGGTCGTCCGAGACTGATGAGAAACTCAAGAGACTTGAATATTTTAACCATCCATATGAAGAAGGAAACACCATCAAGTTAATCGATGATGTTGATTTACCGGAGTCAATCTCACTCTATAGTTTGGCTACTCAATTTGTTGCATTAGATGAAAACAGGAGAGGTAGAAAATCAGCAATTGCCAGAGAAGAAAAAAGTACGCTTAGTAGTGAATATGATGCTTTTGACGATAGCATTATGGATCATTAATAAAAAATACAGAGATATCCAAATCGGATATCTCTGTATTTATACCGCGGCTAAGCCGCATTGTTATGAAGAAGCTTAGAAGTATCTACTTACGAGCCTGTTAAGTCTTGGCTCATCATAAAGCCATGCTAAGAACTTTATAGCTGTTAAACCATATATGCCCTCATTACCAAATTTCAACACGTCGCCATAGTGAATGAACGTTGTAAACATGCTTTCTGTTTCGCATCCCATTGACTGCAAGTATTCGCTGAATGCAACACAATATCTTTTTACCGACTTTGGATCGTCAAATGTGAATCTCTCGTTTGTCGGCGGGTCGAATATTTCGTCAGATGGTGTTGAAACATAGCATCCTAACTGAGCAAGCAGTGACATAACGCTTGGGTCTGATGCCTTGGATATCGCTGTAGAAAGCTTAGCTCTCTGTCCAAGAATGATCTCGACCTTATTGCTAACCTTCTTAAGCTTGATTACACCGTCTTCAGATGCGCTTATCATGCTCATAAGAGTATTCAGTGTAACCATATCTTTAGTGTCGACTATTCCATATGCTAACAATGTATATACACTATTAGCTATCATACTGGTGACATTATCGACGACATCAATATCCATCTCATCTGAGCGGTCGATGAAATCTCCAATGTTATCCAGCCAGTATGACACGATGTAGTCTGACATTTTCAGATTAGCCATGAACTCGCTCTTTTCATCATAGTATGTCGAGAGTGCTTTACTGAGGTTGATATTTTTATCAGCCTTTATGTTAAGACCGAGCTCTGCCAGAAGTGCCATCATCATAGCACTATCTGTTGAAACGTCGATAGTGAACACTTTTTCAAGCTGTTTAGGATCATAGTATCTCTGCATGATCTTGCTTAACTTGCTGAGGAGGGATAGCGTCTTCTCATAATATTCCTGGAATGGATCAATGTCGTCACCGTCATCTCCTACAGTTTCAACGTCTTCTTCACTCAAGGTTTCGCAATCATCATCCTCGTCTTCATCGTCCTCTTCATCATCCTCGTCGTCCTCGTCGATCATGTCATCGATTGAAAAGTCATCGTCAATATCATCGTCCTCTTCATCATCATAATCTTCGAAGTCTTCATCATCTTCATCTTCGTCATTCTCGTAATCAAATTCGAACTCAGAGTCAGTATCATCCTCATCGTCGTCATCGACATTGCTTTCAGATTTACTATTCTCATACGCTTTTGCAATTAACAATGCACGTTCTCTGAGAGCGTAAGCTTCACGCATATTTGACATCTGCCGTTCTACATCCTCGTGATTGGTCATTCCAATGATACTGCGTTTAGCTGTCTCGAGTCCCTCGCTGTTTAAGACATCGAGCCTCTGGCTTATTTTTTCAAGTAATGCATTTGCTGTATCCTCGTCAAGCTTCTCAGGAATATCACTGTTGTCAACAGCGACATCATTTTCACCTGGTTTTGTCAAGCCAATCTTGTCCAATACTTTTAAGAGGTCGTGATTAGTGTCTACCGGTTTGCGGCTAGCTACTTGTTTCGCTAAGACGTCATCAATACTAGATGGAGAGTCTGGCCCTTCATCGTCGTCATCCTCGAAATCTTCATCGTCTTCAGAATCTTCAAATATGCAGACACTTCCGTCTTCGCCATATTCCAACGACATCCCACAAGCGTCCATAAACTTGTTAAGTGATATGAACGTACCGAGCTGTTCAACCGATACAGTTGACATACAAAGTGCGTATTCGTCAGAAACTGGCTGTCCTTTGTGAAGCGCAGTGAGACCATCTTCACTAAGTGAATACTCACTCTTCTTGAATGCTTCATCTAATTCAACCATGAGGATAGCTGTCGATTCCTGTAATGCTCTATCACTGTCAGACGGCTTTCTTTTTAACCATGACTTCATCTTGTCAATTGATGAAATTTCGAGCAATTTAGCAAGTTCCGACACTAACGGGAACAGCAGGTTTCCATCATTTGCATCACTCACAAATGCCATAAAGTTGTCAATTGCATGCGGCGCAAATTTATAAATGACGTAATTGCTATCAAATGTTTCATCATAGAAGCATCTAAACTCTGGATCCATCAGCAGTGTGCGATCTGTCCATAAATCACCAAACTGATTAAATGGGATTACACCACATGGGTTAATGAACTTCGGAATAATATTGAGGAAAAGGTTCTCCATATAGATAGTCATTCCTCTAAATTCTGCTTCCGGAAGAGTTCTTCCCATCGGGGAATACTCGTCGGACAATGCCTGTAGTGAGAGCACGAACGGCTCGCCTACAGTATACACACTAAGCTTGCAATTGTCACGATTATAATCACACTTAACCATGATAGGTTCAACTGTTGGAGCTGTCGTTTCAGCCGGCTCAGTCTTGTTAGACGTTACAGTCTCCTCAACTATACTATTTACTTTCTTCGTAAGTGCGTCGAGAAGATTATTTGCTGCGTTGCTCTTAGGATGAGCAACTTCCTTTTCGTTAGCCTCATTGCTCTCAATATTGCTAATTACAGCATTCTTGAGTGCAAGGTCTTCCTCAGTTACAGGAACTTCATTGTTCACTGTCTGAGTGATTTTTGTTTCCTGTACCTTTGTCTGGTTGTTGTTCTTTCTGTTTCTTCTTGATTTTTTCATAAAAATCGTCCTTTCTGCCTATTATAGGCACTAAAATGGTGGTTGTTTATGCCGTGATAATATATCACTAAAAAATGATGCTTCATACGAAGTTATACGTAAAACATTATAATAAATTTCATATATTTAGAAAGGATGAAACGTTTATGATAAATGCATTAAAATCAATCAGAAGAGAACGTGCTAAGCTTGAACGTGACCGTGTTGTTACTGAGTCAATGCAGGAAGACGCTTTTCTCGGAGATTTAATCTGCGATATTGTAGAAAGCGATGGTTCTCTTACTGAAAGCACAACTTCAGACGACATCGAAGCTCTTATAGATAAATTACCAGAATCAGAGGAAGAAGATTCACAGATCGAAAGAATTCTTACTGCGGATGATGACATCGGAATCGATGAGGTTCTTGATGTATCTTCAGATTCATCTGATCCGTTTGAAGTATAAATCCATATTTGAAAGGAATTGATTCCAATTATGAGCATTGCACGTAAACTTGTGGTAGTTGACGTAAAAGGCCCAATAGCTGAGTTAGGAAATATTACAGGCCCTATTGTAACACCTGAATATATGCCTATGGATAAAATTACAGCTATGGTAGGAAGAAGAAGAAAAGTTTATGAAGTAAACCCTGCTAACATAAACGAAAAGATTCTTCTTAACTACTCTAACTTATCTTTAGTAAACTTCGCGCCGGTAGCAAAGAATACTAAAGCAAACGTAGCTCCACAACCGGTACAGGAAAAAACAACGGAAACTAAGCCTGAGAATACTTCCAGTAATAAAAAAGGAAAGTATATCCCAGGACAGAATAAAAAAGAAGAGAAGACTGAAGACAAGAAAACAGAAGCAGAAGCTCTGACAGAATCAGACTTCGAGAAGAAATAAAAAAGACAGCAAACCTTGCCAAAGGGTTTGCTGTCTTTCATCCGTTGGGGTGTGAATCACACTAGGCGCTTGCCATCTGTGATTATCACGGTAGATTCATCTCCGTGCATATTTACACCCCCTTTCTATTTTTCTAATATATGCTATAAAGTTTATATATAACATATACACCGAGATAATATATCTATCGGTGTATATGTTATACTTTAGTCAGACCCATTAAGCATCTGGATCTTTAGTTAATGTGTAAAACGTTTGAATACCTTCGATCTATTTTGTTAATCTCTTATTCTCATAAGAGTACAGACTATATATTCATTTCATATTCCATTAGCAAATATGAAATGCCTCCTCTTTCCACTATCACTAGTGTACTCTACTTGGTTACTCATTATGGTATTTCACCATAATTACCCTTTCGATAGTCGTTGAACCTTCTTCTCATAGAGAAGCTTGGCTGCGCCGATTGTCTCTATTTCTAATTTTGTTACCATACCTTGGAATATTACTCTTTGCCACTATTATATCGCTATAATAGTTTGGTAATTAGAACTTTACGAGAGATCCCCGCAATTAAAGAGGTTTTACATGGACAAACGAGTTGTCATCCATAGTTCTCATGTTGGCTCCATTAGGAGATACTAAGAACATTTTAGAAGCCATTACTTTCTCACATTCCTCATTAGCTTCTACTGTCCAAAGAATTTTCGCTGTTATCTGGTCACCATCATAGTCACCCACTATATATTATCGGACTATATCTTCAATTTATACTCTGTTACCAAATATAAATTGCTCCCCATTTCGGGTTGCCCCTACTCTACTAGATTACTCACCATGATATTTCTTCATGGTTACTCGTTCGATAGTCTCTGAACCTTCCCATTAAGGGCTTGGCTGCTGATTGTCCAATCTTAATAGTTGTCACACTGTGGTATATTAAGATTAACGGAGTTTCCAGCAATTAAAGGAGTTTATACTCGACAGTGATTGTTTATCGAGTCCTTTAAGATATGCATTAGAGAATCTAAGCACGTCGATAAAGTTATTTGCTACTAATTCTTTTGGCATATTTAAATCTATGACAGGATACCATTTATATACTTTACCATACACGGTCATAGGCATAGTTTGTCTAGTAGACGCTACTCTTATTCTACTGATAAATATGCCGAAGTTATCAAGAATAGGGTAACGTGTTACCATAATATGCTTATTCTCTACTATATCATTAGCAGCAATGAAAAGTAAATCTGTCCAGGTCATAGGTCTTTTTATGAGAGGGGAATCATCAATGCCCTCTTGAGAGAATCTAGTATAACCGGTAATTACTAATTCACCGAATGTTCCATCAGTAAGAGGAACTTCAATAGTATCGTATCTACTAGATGGATCCTTAACATACCTGTCAATAGCTTTCTTGATATAACTATCA